ACGAATTCATCCGCTACCTTTCAGTAAATAGTGTCCGGCTTAGCGCGATCAAAGAAGAAAACAAAGACTATAAAGACCTAGCCGAACGCCAAAAACTCGTTAACACATTCACCCACACCTACACCGGGACAATCGTGGAGAACACGACAGCGACCGGCGGGGCGAGTGCAGCGACCAAAGAATTAACCAAGAAGCAACAAAAACTATTAGACGTCAATGAGGCGCTAGGGCTCCGCTTCGCCGCTACAAACGCCGACCTTGATCTCCAGAAGAAGAAGCTCGAGGACGCCGCCCAATCGGTCACCAACTACGCAGACAACATACAGAAGAATCTACTCGGTGGGATCGACCTGGAAGAAGCGTTTACCGGGCAGTTCGATGCGTTAGGCAACGCGACCGGGGTGAGTCTTTTGGAAGGGTTTAACAAACAAATCGACCAGGCTAATGCGTTCGGTAATGTCCTGGTCAAAATCCGGGACGCCGGTGGTGACTCCGAATTCATTAACGCAATCGCATCCCTCGGCCCGGTGACCGGTACAGCCCTGGCTACTCAACTTATCGATGATGGTCTCGTTCCCACAATGTCGGATAAGTTCGTCGGGGTTCGTGAATCCACAGCCCTCCTGGCGATGAGTATTGTCCCCGACTTCCTACTCGCCGGTGTCGAGGCCGGTGTGGAGACGGTCAACGGGCTTGCCACGCAACTATCGAAAGAAGGCGACCGGCTCAAAAAGATTGGGAAACAAATAGCGAAACCAGTCGGAGCCGCGTTCAAAGCCAAACTCGAACAAGACGTAGCCGCCGCATTACGCGAAGCCGAAGCGTTCGGTACAGCCGCCCGGGCCGAAGTATCGGCCCGGGAATCACAGCGGCAAGCAAGTCTCACCCAGCAGCAGGTAGCCTTGGCGTTATCTAATCTGGTACGGCAAGCCGACTCTCGTAGTGGTGCGGTCGTTACCCCGGTGCTGACATGACCTTGCAAATTACTTTGGCCGGGTCGGTGATCGACCTTGACCTATTTGAGTTTAACGTCACTATCGCACATGGTCGCTCGGATGTGACCTCTAGCCCGACCGCCTCCAATACCCAGATCGTGCTACGGGGTGACACTGGCCCGCTACTGGAATTAGCCGATACGGTCGCTATATCGTTCGACGGTGTGGCCCGGTTCACCGGGGCTATATCTGACCTCAACGTGTCATTTATTAGCACGACAAACCCGACGGCGATCACGACTATTACGGCGATGGGTAACCTCGCTAAACTCGGCTATACGGATGTCGGGGCCTCTGGGTACATCGAGCAGAGCGCCCGCCAACGGGTAACCGGAATACTTGACGCCACTGGCCTCGACTACCTCAACGCGGGCGACCCCGACATTACGCTCTACGCGATCCTCGAAGCCGACGCCCAACCAACCACGGCCCTAGACGCCATTGGCCGTATCGCGCAAGGAACCGGGGCAACCTATTACGACGATCCGACAGGCCGAATCATATTCGAGGACTACGGGAATCGGGGCTCGACCACGTTCGCCGGTATATGGGCTAACCAGGTCGGCACATGGTCAGAGGCTGAGGGCACATGGGCCGACGCTCCACTATTCCCGCCTAGTTTCAACCTCGAAGCGCCTGGGGTTATCTTCGCACCAACGTGGTCTAAGACCCTGACGCCTCTCATTAACGACGTCACGGTGACATATGGCCCGGATCTATCAGTGACTCAAACCGATAGCGCCTCGATCACGCAATACGGGCGACGTGAATACCGGCTCGACACTGGCATTAAAACGATTACGGACGCGACGAATCGGGCCGCCGGGATTATGACCGCACAAGCGAATGGGCTTTGGAATCTAGGCCAGATATCGGTGCTCGTAGACCAACTCAACCCGACAGACACCGACAAGCTCCTCGACCTGGTATCTGGCTCACTCGTCACGGTGCGAGGCTTACCGGCGTCTGGCCCTTACCCGGATTTTAACGGCATAGTCGAAGGGTGGACGGACTCCTATAATAACGGGCAGCATATTATGACACTCTCAATATCAGACCCTAGATTCTCGCTGCAAGTCCTACAATGGGGTCAGGTCGCCCCTGCATTTACGTGGTCAGAAGTTGGGGCAGGCGCTCAATGGTTTGAAATAGTCACCCAATCCGATCTAGTGAGGTTATAAAATGGCAGTTACCCCGGTAGGCAATCCTTATGTGGAATCCTCCGACCTAGTTGCGAACTATCCCGGTGCCTCTGAGGCGTTAGCGGAGCGTATCGACATTGTCGGTGTGAATCCGTTCGCTAATGCGGCAGCGCGTGACGCCGCTATACCCTCACCGGTGCAGGGGCAAATGTGCAGCCTGAACGACGATAACAAGGGTTACCGTTACGACGGTAGTGGATGGATACTTTTTAGCGGGGCCGGTGACGCGAATTTTACGAACGCGGCTACCGGCACATTCTCGTCAGGTGGAATCTCTTACAAGTACATAACGTTTACGGGTAGCGGTGATCTTATTGTGGATCAGGCCGGGTTCGCTGACATTCTTGTGATTGGTGGCGGCGCTGGTGGGGGAACCGATAGGGCCGGTGGTGGCGGCGCGGGTGGTTACTTAGCGGTCACTTCTGCTTACTTTGAAATTGGGACTGCGACTGTCATAGTGGGTGCTGGTGGTGCAGGCGCAATAAGTGGCGCTAGTAAACCGGCAGGCATTAACGGTATTACTTCTAGAATCTCAAATTATTACGCCGTTGGCGGCGGCGGTGGTGGCGGTTTTTCGTCCACAACAACACAAGGTTTAGTCGGTGGGTCAGGTGGCGGCGGTTCAGGGCAGGGCGCTGGTGCTGGCGGCGCTGGTATATCCGGCCAAGGTAGCGCGGGAGGAAACGGCGCACTTGGTGGAAACAATCCCGGTGGCGGCGGTGGCGGCGCTAACGCAGTCGGAGTAAATGCAACCACGAATGTGGGCGGTGCCGGAGGTGCTGGGAGTAGTAGTTCAATCACAAACGTGGCAGTCACTAGGGCTGCTGGTGGTGGTGGAGGCTCTAACGCGGGAACGGCTGGCAGCGGAGGGACGGGCGGCGGCGGGGCAGGAACAAACAACGACACAACAGCCACGGCTGGGACGGTAAATTCTGGCTCCGCGGGCGGCGGAGGTGGCTTAGCCTCTTCCGGTGGTAATGGCGGCGCTGGCGGCTCAGGAATAGTAATTGTTAGGGTGGTGGTGTAAGTGGCTCACTTCGCGCAAGTAGACGAATACCAAATCGTTCGAAACGTCATCGTGATAGATAACTCCGATTGCGGTGGTGGTGACTACCCCGACTCCGAACCTATCGGGCAAGCGTTCATCGAGGGAATCGGTATCGCAGGGGACTGGCTGCAAACTTCATACCACGGGAACTTTAGGGGCCAGTACGCAGGCCAAGGCATGACCTACGACCCGGCACTCGACGAGTTCGTTAGCCCACAACCAGAGGAGCCCCCTAGTGAGTGAAATAGATCAAGAATTGCATGTGGACACGGTAGAACCGGAGCCGGTAAAGAAGAAGCCAACATCGTCAAAGCACCCCAAGTTGGCCGATGAAACCGAACGCGCCCGGGCTATCGTCCGAGCCAAACTTAAAGGGTAAAGCCGTGGACTTTGGCGATGTTGTCGGACTCGTAGCCACATCATTAGCCGCGTTGGCAATCATGGGCACCGGGCTCGTGTGGCTTATCCGTAACGTGGTGCGCGATGAGATCAAGAAGGCGACCCTCACTATCCAGCCGGGGTTCCGTAACGGTGGGGAATCATTGGCCGATGTTGCCGCTAAAGTCGATCGGATCTCCGAGAAGTTAGGTCTCTGATGAAGCATTGGCTTGCAACATCGTGGGAAGGCTCAATCGTCAAAATCGCGGCAGGGGCCGGTTTAGGCGCCGTCCTCTCATGGCTCGCAACGGCAGACGTCCACCCGCTAATAGTCGCAGTCTCGGCGGCAGTCATACCAGTCATCATTAACGCGCTTAACGGCGATGATGCACGCTACGGGAGGCTCGATAATGGCTCGACTATGTAAAGGCGGCGTGACTCTACGGGATCAAGTGAACCGTAAATGGCCTAAGCGTGACAAGCGCACGGATGGATGGATCGGGGACGCTGCCCACTTAGCCCGAGGTTCAGCATCCGATCACACACCGAATAAAGCCGGGGTCGTTCACGCCATTGACTTAGATGAGAACATGGGGAAAGGCCGGAACCGTAACGGGCGAACCGCCAAACGACTCGCGAACCAACTACTCGAGTACGCGGCCAGTGGGCTCCCCGGTGCCAAAAGACTCAAATACGTGGTCTATGAAGGCCGGATAAGTAGCGGAACCTACCGCCGGACGTGGTGGAAGTGGCGCGGATCAGGGTACGGGCATGAAGCTCATAT